GGCCTTCCTTGTCGCTGGCGGCCTTGGGCTTGCCGGTGTGGTGCATGGCTACGAGGACGGCGCCTGTCTCGAGCAGGATCGGGGCGAGGTCATGGCGCAGGAACTTGGAAGCCTGCTCCTGGTCGGAGACGTCGATGCCGGCGAAGGAGAGCAGCGGGTCGACGAACACGATGTCTGCCCGGTGTTCGCGGACTAGGTCGGCGAGGGCGGCGGTGAAGGCCGTCCCTGTGCTGACGGTGTCGCGGAAGATGGCAAGGGACTCGCGCAGCTGGTCACGCTCCTGGCTGTCGAGGTAGGCACCTGCCACGACGTCCTGCAAAGCCTCGGAGACGTCGCCCGCGTCATTCTCGGCCTGTAGGATGATGGCCCGCAGGGGTCGGGCTGGCTTGATGCCGAAGAAGTCACGGCCTAACGCCCAATGGACGGCGGCCTGCATCATGAGGGATGACTTGCCCGTGCCGGACTGGCCGACGATCAGGAGGGAGCCGCCCTTGCAGAGCCAGCGGTTTCCAAGGACGGTGTTGGGGTCGTCCTTGCGGTCAAAGGCCATGAGGTCATCGAAGGCCATCCGCTTGGGGCCGTGCTTGACCTTGGAGCCCTTGCGCTTGTCGGCGAGACGGGCATAATGGTCGAGCAGGGTGTCAGCGTCAGTGGCTTTGGAGGCAGCCGATAGGGCTTCACGTAGGACAGACGCATCGGTAACAAGGTCGACGTGTTCGGGACGATATGTCGATTGCCCCGCATCGGACACCAGGAGCGAGACTGCGGAAGCGTCCACAGGGGAACGGGCCTCGCGTAAGCGCTGGCTGACGGTAAGCTCGTCGGCGGGGATTCCGTCCACAGCAAGGGACAGGATTGCGGCGGCAATGTCCTGATGCGCAGGCTCAAAGAAATCGGACGGCTTGAGTTCATCGGGGAAAGGGAGCGCGTCACGGAGGAGGACACCGAGGAGGTGGCGTTCCGCCGGCACGTTGTTCGGAGGGGTCATGGAAGAGAGGGTTGGGGTTTGGGGGCGTGGGAGCCCTTGGTCAAGATGCTTTGCGTAGGATGCGGTCTAGGTCGGCCTTGCGGTAATGGGGGACAGGACGCGGCGTGCGGAAGACCTTGCGGGCGATGTCAGCGCCGTCGATGCGGTACTGGATGCCGCGGACGGTGCGTCGACTCTTGCGGGCGTACTGCGTGAGCGTGACCCAGCCTGCTGGGCTCTTGAAGGCTTCGAGGGCTAGGGCGGCCTCATGGGCTTTCGCCCAGGTCTTGAAGCGGGGCGACAGGCGATAGACTAGGCGGTGACGTTTAATGCGGAGCTCTTCGGCAAAGCCTGCCTTGACGATGCGGGCGATGGGGCCGCGAACACCGGCGAGGGTCTTCAGGCCAAGGAGCGGGGCGACGTCGATAGTCCTGATCCAGCCGTCTAGGTCTTCCCTTGGCTCGTCCTTGAGGGCGGCCAGCAGCGCATGGGCGTCGAAGCGCTTCATCGGGCCTTCGGGGTGAAGACCTTGAGGTCGGTCGTCCAGACCCAGCGGGAGCCGACGCGGTGGACGAGCCAGACCTTCCAGTCCTTGCCGTCGACCCAGCCAGCCGCGAAGCCTGAGCCCCATCGGGAGGTCGCGAGGCGATGCGACGCGTAGGCCATGGCGTCTTTCTGGCAGAGACAGCCGGCGGAGAATGCGGCCCCGCCTTCGGCCTTGGTCAAGTTAACCTGGGCGAGCGTGTGCGTGTGTCCGTGGATCAGAGCGCCGCCTCGGTCGGCGTAATGCTTGCCCTGCTCTGCGGTGGCGTTCAGGCCGTGGGCATAGCCATGGATGAAGGCGACCTGCCCGAGGCGATAGACACCTTTCTCGGCGTGATAGGGCAGGATGGTCTTGGCTCCGCAGCTCTTCGCGGCGGTCTTGATACGGGCCTCGAGGTCGGCGCAGTAGTCGCGCACCAGGGCGGAGCCCGAGGTATGCTGGAGGGCTTGGGCGCGGTGCTCGTGGTTGCCCATCAGGTAGACCGTGGGCTTGGTCCGCTCGAGGAAGTGTTCACCGGCCTCGATGTCCGAGATGAGGGACTCAGCGCCTTCGGCATCCTGCCCGGCCCCACGGCGGAGCGATCGGAAGTCAAAGCAGTCGCCGAGGTGCACGCGCACGGTCGGCTTGTAGTCCTTGATGAACTCGCAGAGCGCCTCGACGGCGTTCTCGTCGGCCATGTCGCCGTGGTTGTCGCCGAAGGCCACGAAACGGGTCGGTGTGCTCATTTGGTGGAGACGTAAGGGATGGGCTTGCCAGCATCGAAGGCCGCGAGCATCTCGTCACGGCGTTTGCGGGCGATGGTCAGGTCGCCGCCGATGTTCTCGACGATGTCCTTGCCGCGACGACGCAGGCGGAACCACCAGCAGGAGCCAAGGCGCTGCAGGTGATGGTTAGGGTTGTCCTTCACGTTGCGCTCAGACTTGCGGTTGCCGTGGCAGACCGTGAACTTCGGGCAGGAGGCAAGGAAGGCCATGCGGTCGGGGGCGATGCCGATACGCATACCCCATTTGATTGTCTCAGGGGTCAGAGCCTCCATGACTTGGCGAGTAGCCGGCCCTCCGACATGATCTGGTTACGGGCGTCAGGCTTGAAGATATACTCCTGGTCGAACAGGTGGGCGGCGCGTATCTCGGCGATGCTGTCGAGTTCCTCGTCGTTCGCGGGGCCGACGCCGGCGGTCGAGACGTAGACCGTGCGGACCTTCCAGCCTTTCTCCCAGAGGATGTCCTGGCAGACGCGCAGCTCGTTGATGTAGCGCCAATCGGAGCAGACGACCGTCTCGGGGGAGGGCTGGTCGTGGTGCTTCATCACCGGGCACCAGTTGGCGAAGTGGCGGGCGAACACGTCCTTATCTAGGCGCCGTGCGAACTTGCCCGCGTGAACGAGGAAGTCGCGGTTATCCACCTTGAAGTCCTCGCGGAAGAAGTTCCCGTCGATGCCTAGGTAATCCATGTAGTGGTTCGCGGCCTCCTTGAGGGCGTCGGCGAAGTTGATGTGCTCGGCAGGGCGGGTGGACCACTCGAGAAGCCCGGAGGCGAGAGTGTCCTTCCCGGCCCTAGCGAACCCGGAGATCAGCACAAGGGTCGGTGCGGCCATGGGCGTGGGTGCCTCGGTCATGGACTAGAAAGGCGGGGCTTCGGTGTGGGACTCAGGCACGATAGGCTTCTGGCCGCCCTTGGGGAACGTCAGCTTGTATTTGAACTGGGGCTTGCCGTTCCACTCGCCGTTCGGGATGGCCTCGACGCCGATCAGGCAGGTCTTGCCGCAGGCGGGTTCGATATACTGCATGAACTCGGCAGGGGTCGCGTCCAGGCGCAGCTCTTCGGTGAACTTGCCGGAGAACTTGCCGATGAGCATGGCGAGGGGCTTGGCGTACTTGGAGCCGTAGGACTTGGAGAGGCAGTTGCCCTGGTCGTCGAGGAAGAACAGTCTGGCGGAGGATGTGCCGTCCTCGTTGTGCTTCACCTTCTCGAACTTCGGCTTGATGAGCTTCAGTTTGTAGGTGCCGTTCACTTCGATGGACTTCAGGGGCGGGCGGTCGTTTTGGGGTTCCATGTGGTTGGGAGATTAGGCGAAGGAGATGTTGGTCGCGGCGCTGGGCTTGGCGGCGAGGTCGATGGTGGTGATCTCCTTCTGGTAGCCGGGCCACTCGCCCGAGGCGGTGCATTGCTTGTACAGGGACAGGGCACGCTCAAAGTCGAAGGCGGCGTTCGTCATGAGTTCCGGCCCCAGCTCATAGACGGCGGTCGCATAGGGCGGTTCCTTCTCGACGGCGATGAAACGGAAGCCGAGGACGCGGCACTTGTAAGCGGCCTCCACGGCGTGCCTGTAGAAGTAGGCTTGGAGGTTATAGCGGTACTTGCGGACGGCGGAGAGGAAGCCTTGGGGGCTGGCATCTTCGCAGGTCTTGAGGTCGTAGATGTAGCCGTCTTCGGAGATGCCGTCGATGGCGCACTTGACCAGGACATCACCGAGGAAGGCCGTGAACATGACCTCGGTCTTCGAGAGGAGGATGCCGTGCTCCTTCATGCAGCCGATCGCGGCGTTGGAGACAGCGTCGACGAGCGCGCCTTCATCGGCGGTCAGGATGGCCTTGCCTTCGTTGGCGGTGACGAACTCGGCCCACTCGGCCTTGCCCTCCTTCGTGCGCTTGTCGACC